GATTGCCTCTCAGAAGTCAACTGGCTCTCAATGTTAGGAGGCGGCGTTGGAATTGGAATTGGTATCAGAAGTTCTGATGATAAGTCTGTGGGTGTTATGCCCCATTTGCGTACTTATGATGCGTCTTCCTTGGCATATCGCCAGGGTCGTACTCGCCGTGGCTCTTATGCCGCCTACCTTGATATTTCTCATCCAGACATACTCATCTTTCTTGAGATGAGAAAGCCCACCGGTGATCCTAATATGCGAACATTGAACTTGCATCACGGCATCAACATCACCGATGAGTTTATGAAAGTAATTGAAAACTGCATGTTGAATCCTGATGTGAGTGACCATTGGCATCTCAAAGATCCACACACCGGTGAAGTGCGTGATACTGTGTCGGCAAAAGAATTGTGGACCCGCATTCTTGAAATTCGTATGCAGACTGGTGAGCCATATCTACATTTTATCGACACTAGCAATCGTGCAATGCCTGACTTTCAGAAGAAACTTGGTCTGAGCATCAAGCAATCTAATTTGTGCTCTGAAATTATTCTACCTACCGACAAAGATCGAACTGCTGTTTGTTGTTTGTCTTCTGTTAACTTGGAGTATTTTGATGAATGGAAAAATGACAAATTATTTTTGCGGGACGTTGCAGAGATGCTTGATAACGTACTTCAGTATTTCATTGATAATGCTCCTGACAGTATCTCTAGGGCAAAATATTCTGCTTCTCGTGAGCGCTCTATTGGTGTGGGCGCTCTTGGTTTCCATGCTTATCTCCAACGCACTAATGTTCCTTTTGAAACCGCTATGGCCGTTGGAAAAAACAAACAAATGTTCAAACACATAAAGGAAAAACTTGATGAGGCTAATCAAGAATTGGGATTGGAAAGAGGCGAGGCGCCGGATGCTGCAGGTACTGGGCGTAGGTTTAGTCATGTTATGGCTATTGCTCCCAATGCTTCTTCTTCCATTCTCATGGGCAATACTAGTCCTTCTGTTGAACCTCTTCGTGCCAATGCTTATCGCCAAGACACTCTATCGGGCGCTCACCTGAACAAGAATAAGTATTTGGATAAAATCATTAAGGAAAAGTGTGATGAAAACAGTAAGTTGGACTATAACGAAATCTGGTCAAGTATTATCGCCAACGATGGAAGTGTTCAACACCTTGAGTTTCTGGATGAATGGACAAAAGATGTTTTCAAAACTTCCATGGAAATCGATCAGCGCTGGATCATTCAGCATGCCAGTGACCGTCAAGAGCATATCGATCAAGCTCAATCGATAAATCTATTTTTCAGGCCAGATGTAAATGTCAAGTATCTACATGCGGTTCATTTTATGGCTTGGAAAATGGGCCTTAAAACGCTTTATTATTGCCGTTCTGAAAAGATTGGTAAGGCAGATAAGGTGGCGAAGAAGATAGAAAGACAAGTAATTGAAGAAATTGATTTAAAACAACTAGCAAGCGAAGATGTTTGTTTGGCTTGTGAAGGATAATGGAGAAAAAAATGAAAAGAATTTTGAGATTCACGGCCTCATGGTGTCAACCATGCCAAATGTTGGCTAAAAACTTAGAGTCTGTACAAAAAAATGCTATGATTGAAGTTATAGATATTGATGTGCATCCAGAAGTAGCTTCAGAATATGGTATTAGAGGTGTTCCTACTCTTGTGATGCTTGAGGAAAATATAGAGGTAAAAAGGTTTGTAGGCGTTAAATCTCTCAGAGAATTGGAGAGTTGGATTAACAATTAAACAAAAAAATGGAAATTATATGAGAATGGATGTTCGTTATAGAATGGTAGGAGAAATACCATCAAATTTAATTGATGAATTATATCAGCAAATAAAACCTGAACATTGGTATATAGATTCAACAAGAAACAATATGGCAAATTTGGAAAAAACTCAGTCTGTGGTCATGCGTTATTTTGACTCATATGAAAGTAGGCTTTTAGATAATTACAAAGACCATATTGTTGATTTTCAAATTTTCGAACATTATAAAACCACAATTCAAAATTTTTTAGATGAATTAAAAAAATACTATAAATTTTCAAATTACATTTGTTTTTTAGCTAAACTAAAAGCAAATTCTGATATTGGGATGCACATTGATGGAGATCGTCCGTGGCTAAGAGATTGTCACAGAATTCATATACCGATAAAAACAAATTCTAATGTTTTTTACATTATTGAAGATGAAGCAATAAATTGGGAAAAAGGTAAAATATATGAATTTGACAACATGAGAATTCATGGAGTACAAAATAAAAGTAATGAAGAAAGAATTCATATGATGTTCAATCTTTACAATTAAAATGAATAAATTAAATTTTTTTCTGATTCATCATCCTCTTCCACAAAAAGTTATTGATAATTTCAAAAACGTAGATATAACTCACCCTGAAATTTTCACACAACAACGTTCAGAAAAAAGAAGGTATTTTTCTATTCAAGATAAAAAAGAATATTCGTTTTACGATGATGAAATGTTGCGAGAATTAAAATATTCAATTGCAAAAACCATGGGTTTAAATTATGATGAATATGTTGAAGTCCGAGATTCTATAGGCATTAATGATGCTGGTGTGGCAATTAAACCACATTTTGATATTATTGAACACCATCACATTTCTTTAGATGATAGTAATAAATCAAAAATTGAAATGTATAAAGAATGGACAAATTTAAATCCAGATCCATATTCGAAACACCCGGACGAAATAAAAGAATATGTTCAGATGAGATGTAATATGTTTATAATTGAACCAAAAGTGGGTCAACACGCTTGGGTTGAAGATAAAGTTTTAGAAATACCTAGAGGCGGTTTTGGCGCAGCTTTTGATTCTGGTAAATTACATGGAACCACTCCAGGATCTGATAAAAAGATGACTATAAGTTTGGGATATCTGGTCAGGCGTAAAACATTTGACGATCTTGTAGTAAAAAATACAAATGAAAATGTTAAAATTTATGTTGATACGAAATACATGAACGGCGAGTATCCTGGTTAATAAAAAAAGAGGAAGAAATGATTAAAAAAATAAAGCACCACCTAAACGAAGAAAGAAATTATTTCAAGCCATTCAGTTATCCTTGGGCATATGAAGCATGGCTCAAGCACGAACAATCACATTGGCTTCACACCGAAGTGCCAATGGCTGAAGATGTAAAAGATTGGAAAAACAAACTGAAGGCTAACGAGAAGCAATTTCTTACACATATCTTTCGTTTCTTCACACAAGGCGATATCGATGTTGCGGGCGGTTATGTCAAGAATTATCTGCCATATTTTCCTCAGCCTGAAGTCCGAATGATGCTTTGTGGTTTTGCTGCTAGAGAAGCACTACACATTGCTGCATATTCACATTTGATCGAAACTCTTGGCATGCCTGAAACCACATACTCGGAGTTTCTAGAGTATGCTGAAATGCGAGAGAAACACGATTATATTCTTGATTTGAGTTCTAAGAATGGCACAAAAGAATCTACTGCTGCTCACATTGCAGCTTTCTCTGCATTCACCGAAGGTATGCAATTGTTCTCATCGTTCATTATGTTGTTGAATTTCCCAAGGCACGGCATGATGAAGGGTATGGGCCAAATTGTTACATGGTCAATCGTAGACGAAACACAACACGCTGAGGCCATGATCAAATTGTTCCGCACCTACATAGAAGAGAACAAAGAAATTTGGAACGATGACCTTAAGAGTCAGATTTACACAATCGCTGAGAGAATGGTCACTCTCGAGGATCGGTTTATTGATTTGGCATTCAGCATGGGTGCTATGGATAATCTTGACGCTGCTGACGTTAAACAGTATATCCGCTATATTACTGATCGCCGCCTTATCTCTCTTGGCCTTAAGGGAATTATGAAAGTTAAAAAGAATCCTCTACCATGGGTTGAAGAAATGATTAATGCGCCAACGCATACCAATTTCTTTGAGAACCGTGCTACTGATTATGCTAAAGGTGCTCTTGTCGGAACTTGGGAGGATGTATGGGCGAAAGCAGCGTAAATGGCGGAACTAATATATCTACTCATAACGACACATCTAACAATAGTTTGTGTGACGCTGTATCTACACAGGGGTATGGCACACCGTGGTATTACCTTTCATCCCCTGTTAAGCCACTTTATGAGGTTGTGGTTATGGCTGGCCACTGGTATGGTTACAAAAGAGTGGGTGGCGGTTCATCGTAAACATCACCGTTATGTTGATGAACCTTTGGATCCTCACTCTCCACGCATTTATGGTATATGGCGTGTATTGTTTGGTGGAGTTTTTCTATATACTGATGCAACAAAAGATAAACAAATAGTAGATCAGTATGGCGCTGGAACTCCTGATGATTGGATCGAACAGAATCTTTATAGTCGATACAGTGTCCATGGTGTTATACTTTTGCTTATTCTTAATACTTATTTGTTCCACGGCTGGGGCATTATCATATGGTTGGTGCAAATGGCGTGGATACCATTTTGGGCTGCGGGAGTTATCAATGGCCTCGGTCACTGGTTTGGTTACCGTAATACTAATACAAACGATACATCCCGCAATATCATACCTCTTGGTTTTCTGATTGGTGGTGAAGAACTACATAATAATCACCATGATAATCCCGCATCACCAAAGTTGAGCCAAAAATGGTGGGAATTTGATGTTGGTTGGTTGTGGTTGAATTTATTCATAAAACTAAAATTAGCAAAACTGAGGTAAAAGATGTATATTTACAGATGCAAAATAAATAAAGTTGTTGATGGTGATACTGTCGAAATAGATTTGGACTTAGGATTCAATATTATTCTTGTGAATCAAAAAGTCCGAATGGCGGGTATCGATACACCAGAATCCAGAACAGCAAACGAAGAAGAAAAAAAGCGTGGTATGATTTCTAAAAAGAAATTAGCCGAAAAACTTCCAGTTGGTTCTTGGCAAAAAATTCAAACAATGAAGTCTGATTCAAATGACGATAAATTTGGCAGAATTCTTGGTGTTTTTATTATGGAAGATGGACTAAGTTTGAATCAATGGTTAATCGATAACAATTATGCTGTTTTATATCAGGGTGAAAATAAAGAATTAGTACAAGAAATGCACCAGTACAATAAACAAAAGTTAATAGAAAGGGGCGAGTTGAAGTAAATGATGACATTAAGAATTAGTTGAAAGGTGATTTGATGGAAGCTATAAACTTTCCCAACATTGGTTATATAAAAACGAAAATAAGCGACTCATTAAAACAAAAGTTGATTGATGATTTTAATACAAACCCGCCGGAATTCATTACGGGTTTAGAAGGCTCAAATGTAACCGATCACCACTGGATAACCGATCAGGAGTGTTTTAATTCTGTAACAAATTTTGTTTTAAAATGTTGCGATTTCTACAACGAATCTTTTCCAAACTACATATATTGTGTAAAAAGATTTATTGGCCATGAAGTTTTGACAAACAGTTGTTTAACATTGGAAAAGTATCAATGTTGGTATAATAATCAAAAACCAAATTATTTCACTCCAGTTCATAATCACGATGGTGTTTTTTCCTTTGTAATTTGGTTAAAATTACCTGCCGAAAAAAATATAAATAAATTTTCTGGCGATTTTTCCTTTATTTTTTCTGATGTTTTGGGTAAAATGCATGATATCGTATTACCGAATACAGAATTGGATGAGGGAACTGTATTGTTTTTTCCTAGTGGATTAACGCATTGTGTATATCCTTTTAACCATGTTAACGATTCAAGAATAACCTTAAGCGGTAACTTAACAATAAAAGTAAAAAATGATAACACTAAGACATAGTTGCGAAACTTGCGATTCAACTTTTACAGTTAGCTATGATGAAGAATTGTGCGAAGATGCGCCACATTATTGTCCGTTCTGCGGTGACTATATAATCGAGGATGATTATATAGAAGAAGATGAGTAAATGTGGACATACAAAGGACAAGAATTTTTAGAAGAGCATATCGGCGATTCGTATGGTTATGTTTATTGCATTACGAATACACTTACTGGCAAACAATACATCGGTAAAAAGTTTTTCAGTAAAGCCGGTTACAAGACCGTAAAAGGTAAACGCAAGAAAGTCCGAAAACCATCAGATTGGTTAACATACTGGGGTTCAAACAAAACTTTAATCGAAGACATACAAAATCTTGGCGAACAAAACTTTCGCCGAGAAATTTTGCATTTGTGTACCAATAGGTCTGATTGTGCCTATTTGGAATTAAGAGAACAAATAGATCGGCGAGTATTAGAATCTGACAGATTCTACAATGATTGGATTATGGTAAAAGTGCGGAAAAGTAATATAAAATTTCATAATACGAAATAATATTGTTGCGCCGCAACATAAAAAGCATATATAATGGTGTGACGCTCAAAGAGGTCACATTATTAACGAGGAAAAAATGCTTAAAAAGATTTTAGAGTTTTTCAAAATAGATTACCAGTCAATGTTAGATACTTATATTTCATCTCGCAATCCAACTTGTGAGGCTGATATTGAAAGATTAACCCGAGAATTTGAGCGTAAATTCCACACAAATTTCTAAATCGTCTAAAGGAGATTAAAATGGTAGAATCAATTATCGACAATGTTCAAAGTGCAAAAAAACAGTTTGT